GTAGGAAAGACATGCTTCATGATGGAGCTTGACCCGAAGTATTGTGATGTCATTATCCAGCGTTGGGAAAACCTAACAGGCAAGAAAGCTGAGCTAGCCAATGCCAGCAGGTAGGCCAGCTAAACCAATCGAGCAGAAACGCATGCTAGGCAATCCCGGCAAGCGAGCTTTGCCATCCAATGCATTAGAGATCTCGATGGTTACTAAAGTGCCAGAGCCACACAGGCCCTTGCTCAAGTATGGGCAAGAGCTATGGAACAAGGTCTGGGGCATGGGGGCAACATGGATCAGCCCGAACACAGACAGCGAACTGCTACTGATGACTTGCGAGATGATTGATGAGAGATGGAACTTGCGAGTCAAGGTAATGCAGACTGATGATGCCAGACTCAGGCGTGGCCTGAGAGAACTGGACAGGCAAATAGTCTCCAATCTTTCGCTTCTTGGATTCAGCCCAGCAGATAGAAGTCGCTTGGGAGTGGCAGAAGTCAAGGCTGCAAGCAAGCTAGAGGAACTAATGCAAAGAAAGGCTCAGCGTGTTTCCACCGCAATGGCTAACCCCAGTTCCGACTGATGCCATCGAGCAGGGTGAGGGTGAGCTGGTCATCGACTTCATCGAGGGCTTCGGGATAATTACCAAAGACTCAGTCGCAGGTAAACAAGGAGAAAGGCTGACCCTCAGGGATTGGCAGAAAGACCTTATCCGACACATTTATGCCAGCGATGGTCAGGGCTTCAGATCAAGAGTCAATCTCATAGGCATGCCCCGCAAGTCAGGTAAGTCAGCCATCGCTTCGGCAATGGCAATCTTTGACACCTACTTTGGACCTGCTGGAGGTGAGACCTATTCGGTGGCTGCTACTAGAGAGCAGGCCCGCATTGTGTTCTCTGATGCCAAGCGAATAGTCGAGGCAAATGATGAGCTACTGAAGCTAGCAAAGCTATACAGGGATGCAATCGAGATTCCCTCTACAGGCTCTATCTATCGAGTGCTATCAGCAGAAGCCTTTTCTGCTGAAGGTTTGAACATCTCAGCCTGCTGGTTCGATGAGCTTCACGCTCAGCCCAATAGAGAGCTTTTCGATGTTATGTCTTTAGCTATGGGTGCTAGAGGTTCGCTTGCTCACCTAGTCGCTATCACAACAGCTGGAGTAAAGACCGATTCGACAGGTCAGGATTCCATAGCTTTCAGTCTTTACAACTATGGCAAAAGGGTGGCCTCAGGGGAAGTAGAAGATCCATCATTCTTCATGGCATGGTGGGAAGCACCTGCTGAGTCTGATCACAGAGACCCTGAGACATGGAAGATAGCCAATCCCGGATTTGGAGATCTATCAGACCCGCAAGACTTTGAGTCAGCAGTCAGGCGAACCCCAGAGGCTGAGTTCCGCACTAAGCGATGCAATCAATGGGTCTCATCGCAGGTCTCATGGCTACCAACTGGAACATGGGAAGCCTGCAAGGGCGAGGTAAGCATTGAGGGCAAAGACTATGTCATCGGATTCGATGGATCATTCTCAGGTGACTCGACTGTCCTAGTGGGAGTGACTATCGAAGAAACCCCACAGGTTTTCATGATCAAGGCATGGGAGAAAGACCCAAACATTCATGATGATCTATGGAGGGTAGATATTCTCGATGTCGAGAATCAGATTCGTGAGTTCGTAAAGACTCACCCAAATGTCAAAGAGATTGTCTGTGACCCTTACCGCTGGCAGCGATCTATGCAAGTCTTAGCAGAAGAGGGCTATCCGATTGTGGAGTATCCCAGCACCAATGCAAGAAGGATGATACCTGCCTGTGCGAAGTATTTTGACGCTGTAGTCGAGGGAAGGATTGTGCATGATGGAGATCCATTACTAGCTCGCCACCTATCGAATGCTGTAGTAAAGTCCGACAATCTGGGAGTGAGGATAGTGAAAGAAAACAGAGCATCATCCCGCCGTATTGACGCAGCGGTAGCGGCAGTCATCGCCTATGACAGGGCAACGACAAGTAGAATAGAACCCGAACAACTAACTCCGGGTGTCTATGTCTTCTAAATTGGTCACAGCCTTACAGGTTGCAGGTGCAATCCTGATTAGCACAGGGTTAGGAATGATTTTTCCACCTCTTGGCCTCATCGGCCTCGGAGTCTTTTCCGTTCTATTCGGCCTAGCACTAGAGAGAACAAATGCTCAATAACCTATTTGAGAAGCGAGCAGTAACCCCTAATAGCCTTTGGGGAGCTGGTCTTGACTTTGAGCTTCAAAACAACTCAGGCACATTCATCGATGAAGAGAATGTCTATAAGCTCTCTGGAGTTTCTGCTGCCATCTCTCTGATTGCTGGCACGATATCTACCCTGCCTATGGATGCTTGGATGAGGCGTAATGGTCAGAAGTTCTTGATGAGGCCAAAGCCTGATTGGGTAAATAGACCTGATGTTTCATTTGTAGATAGAACACCATTCATCAGCTCAATCATCGCATCTTTAATGCTTGATGGAAATGCATTTATCAGAATCTTCCGAGATGAAGACGGCCTGCCAATCAATCTAATGGTTTTGAATCCCACGAAGATTGAAGTCAAACGCAACCGCAACGGTCGAGTCATGTTTACCTATGAAGAAGACCAAAAGACTTATACCTCTGATGAGATTCTGCACATTGTGGAATCGGTGATGAGACCCGGTGCTATTCGTGGTGTCTCAAGAGTCGAGGCCATGAAGGATGCACTTGGGCTAGGTCTTGCTCTTGACTCTTATGCACAGAGATTCTTCGGGCAGGGTGCATCAGGAAACTATGCCCTAGTCACGCCTCAGTCGCTGACAGAGGATCAGGCAAAATCTCTAGCTAAGTCAGTCGATGCTAGACATGGTGGCTGGAGAAAAGCTCACAAGACAATCGTTCTGCACTCGGGCCTTGACATAAAAGACATTGGCATCAATCCAGAGGACTCGCAACTTCTCGACTCTCGCAGAATGTTTATTGAAGACCTCTGTCGAATCTGGAATATCCCAAGCCACATGATGAATCTGCCGGGAACCAACACCTACAGCAGCGTGGAAGCCACCCAGATTGAATTCGTAACTCACACACTCAGGCCCTATGTGGCAATCATCGAAAACTCACTCTCTACCTTGCTGCAGGTTTATCCAAATGGTCAAGGTGCATTTGTCGAGTTCAATATGAATAGCCTGCTTCGAGGCGATGCACAGTCACGCTTCTCTGCCTATTCACAGGGTATTCAGGCAGGCATCTTGACTGCAAATGACGCAAGAGTTGCTGAGGGGCTTTCTAAGATCGATGGTGGAGACATCCTTAGAGTCCCACTAGCCAATGTGAATATCGATGCTGCTGATCTAGTAGCAACAGACAAGCGAGTTCTGATGGCACAGCGTTTGGTAGTTGCAGGTTTTGATCCAGTAGAGACCTTGGCTGCTATGGGTCTGCCCGCTATTGCACACACAGGTGTTCCTAGCGTTCAACTTCAGGGTGTTGCACAGATCAATCCTGAAGATCCACAATCTGTCTATCCGGAGGGCTAAATGGGACTATTAGCAATCAACTTCAGCATCGGAACAGTTGCAGCTCAAATTGCACCTGCTGACTCCAACCCTGTAAGTGTTCACATTCATAACAACTCAGAACATACTGTTTATCTTGGGGGAAGCGATGTCACCACTACAACAGGATTGAATCTTCCTAAGCAAACAACTGAAGAGTTTTATCTGACTCCCGGAGATAGTCTTTGGTGCATTTCAGACGGAGCAACTAGAAATGTGAGAGTTCTGAGGTTGAGCAAGTGATTACACCGGGCAGATATAACATTACCGCTTATCAAGGTGCAACTTACGACCTGTCTCTGAGTTGGTCAATCGGTGGCACAGCGGTCAATCTCACTAACTACACCGCAGCCATGCAGGTCAGAGATTCTTATGATTCAGATCCTGTTCTTTCTTTAACCAATGGATCAGGCATTACTCTTGGCGGAACTGCTGGAACAATTGGAATCAGCGTAAGTGCAAGCACAATGGGTTCGATTGTTGCAGGGCAATATCTCTACGATCTTGAACTTAATTCAGGCTCAGCAATTACTCGATTAGTTCAGGGTATTTTCAACATTGAGGCTGAGGTCACTCGGTAATGTCTCGCTCAGTTGTCGCAATAACTGAAACCAATTCCACGCTTACAGTCAATGAAACAAGCGTGGATATTTCAGTCATTGAAACTTCAACAACTGTCACGCTTGGAAATTCTGGGCCACAAGGACCACAGGGAATACAGGGTCAAATCGGACCTGCCAACACGCTAACAATTGGAACTGTTACAGCCAGCCAACCCGGTGGCGATGCAGGTGCAACAATTACAGGCACAGCACCCAATCAGACTTTGAGTCTTGTAATTCCAAGAGGTCAACAGGGAACGCAGGGAATACAGGGCGTTCAAGGATTGACAGGTTCAACTGGTCCTCAAGGTGCAACTGGACCACAGGGCGAAAAGGGTGACAAGGGTGACACAGGAGCAACTGGAGCTACAGGTCCGACTGGAGCTACCGGTGCTACAGGTGCAACTGGGCCACAGGGTGCAAAAGGAGATAAGGGTGACAAAGGGGACACAGGTGACACAGGGCCAACTGGAGCAACTGGACCAGCGGGAGCAACTGGAGCAACAGGTGCTCAAGGTCCACAGGGCGAACAAGGCATTCAAGGCCCTAAGGGTGACACAGGCGATACTGGTCCAACTGGCCCTGCTGGTCCTACTGGCCCGACTGGCCCACAAGGCCCACAGGGTATTCAAGGAGAAACTGGACCTGCTGGACCAACTGGAGCAACTGGATCACAAGGGCCTCAGGGAATCCAAGGCGAGACAGGGCCACAGGGTGCAACTGGAGCGACAGGCCCACAAGGTCCATCAGGCGTAGTAGCAGCCTCATCTCCAATCCTTTATAACGCTGAAACTCAAACAGTAAGCATTGATGCTGCACTTGCTGGCATCACAATCAATGGATCAGCAGTATCACTCGGGGGAACAATCATCGTAGAAGCGAGGCTTTCATAATGCCCTATTACATAAGCGATAAGAATCCTGATTGCTCTGGTTGGGCTGTGGAGAAAGAAGATGGCGAAGTCATTGGCTGTCACACAACCAAGCAGGGTGCTATTGATCAAATGGTTGCTGTCTCAATCGCTGAGGACATGGAGCCGGGTGGCGAAAGAGCCAGATCCACCGAACTAGAAGTTGGAGACTATGTCTCTTGGAATTCTTCAGGTGGTCGAGCCAGAGGTGAAATTGTGCAGATTGAACGGGATGGCACAATTAATGTTCCCGATTCATCCTTCACAATCACAGGCACTCCCGATGATCCTGCTGCTTTGATTCAGGTCTATGAAAGAGTCGAGGGTGGCTGGGATGATACCGATGTTTATGTTGGACACAAATTCTCTACTCTGACAAAGATTGACCCACTACCAGAACCAATGGATGAGCCTGATGACATGGATGATGATGAGGTCAGACAAGTCAACCTGACTGCACCTGCCTACATGAGAGCTTCTGCCCGCAGGGGGCTTGAGTGGTATGCCGAAGGCCTTGGTGGCGATGGATTAGTAGATCGCACAATCAGAGAAGCTCGACAAATGGCTGAGGGCAATGTCTCAGCAGATAAGTGGGTTCGCATAGCTGCTTGGATTGCAAGACACTTAGGAGATCTCGATGCACCTGCTGCCAATCCAAACTCAGAAGATTTCCCATCACCCGGAGTTGTTGCAATGGCTCTGTGGGGTGGAGGAACTACAAAGCGTTCTGCAAGAAGAGCAATGGCCTATGCCGAAGGTGTAGTGACTAGACTAGAAGCCGAACAAGAGAGAGCAAACATGAAGCAAGAAACTAGAAACTTTGATGCTAACTTCGAGCTAAGAGAAGAAGGCGATGGCATGACCTTCATTGGGTATGCCGCAAAGTTTAACTCTCCATCAGAGGACTTGGGTGGATTTATCGAGACTATCGAGCCGGGTGCATTCCGCCGCTCGCTACGCTCTCGCAATGATGTCAAGCTATTGATAAACCATGACATGGGAAGAGTTGTTGCCTCCAGTAGAGCAGGCACTATGAAACTCTATGAGGATGAGATTGGTCTAAGGGTCGAGGCTCAGATTGCTCCGACTACCGAAGGAAAGGATCTTGCCATTCTCTTGAAGAGGGGCGATTTGTCCAAGATGAGTTTTGGATTCCAAGTCATGAAGGATTCATGGAATACTGAAATGACTCAGAGAGTTTTGAAGTCAGTCCGTCTTTTTGAAGTCTCAGTCGTAAGCATGCCGGCCTACCAATCCACAGAGGCTATGGTTCGCTCATTGGACAAGGCTGCTACTAGAGCACAGGTCGATGCCGATGCCCTAGCTGATGCTGTTCTCAAGCTGGAAGAAGGTGCAGACCTGTCTGACAATGAGGCAGAACTGATCAAGAAGGTCGTAGATTCTCTATCGCCTGTGACTCAGGTAGAAGAAGAAAACACCGAAGAGCCAAACCTGCTAGATCTAAAGCGTAAGCAGCTTGACCTACTACTAAAGAGGAACTAATGGCAACCAAAGACGAAATCAAAAAGACTATTCTCGCAATCGCTGGAGATCCATCGGTTGGCGAGATCTATTCACTAGCCGATAGGTGGGCTGAAGCTATCTGGAAGCTAGACAACAAAGATGTCGCAGTCTCAAATGACAGCGATAGAAACAGCGGCACAACGGCGTTTGCTGCTAAAAAGGAAACTCGCATTATTGAACCAACTGAAAAGCGAATCCCCTGATCGCAAGGTTTAGCGAGTAACCACCCCAGAGGGTCTATCCTTTCTACCTCTGGGGTTTTCCTTTTGCTAAGATATAAATAGGGTTGAGTGTAAGCACCGCCTGTTTTCAGTTTGCGTCAGCGTGGCTGAAGTCAATAAAAACTATTAGGAGACCAAAATGTCACAGTCCTTTATTAAGGCTCAGGCTGAGGCTCGTGCTAAGGCATGGGAGGAAGCAAAGGCCCTGCTTGACTCCGCTGCTGCTGAGAAGAGAGACTTGACTGCTGAAGAGCAGGGCAAGTTTGACCGCATTAACTCAGAGCTAGACGAGCGAGCAGCCGCTATTGAAACAATCCGCAAGGCAGAAGAGCGTGAGGCTAAGGCCGCATCTCTAACCAGCGGTTACGAAGTAACTCAGTCAGCTAAGTCTGACGAAGACTATGTTCGTGCTCTCGCAATGGGAGAGATTCGTTCTCACACATTCGAGCAGCGTGGAACTCTAACTCCATCAGGTTCTTCAGGTCTAGTGCCTCAGAGCTTTGTGAACCGGGTATATGACCTTGCGAGACAAGTAGGGCCGATGCTCGATGTATCTGAAGTCTTCAACACCAATTCCGGTGAAGACCTCA